CACCGAAGATGTCAAGGGTCCATACAACGCCACGAGCGGTGCAACGGCCACGACGATACCCGAGCTTGAGTACACGATGGATGTGCTGGCCAAAGAGTATGGTGACACCAGCGAAGCGCCATTCTTTCAGCTACCCAACCCTCTAGTCATTGATGGTGTGACTATTGCGGCTGGCACATACATGAAGGCTGCGTACATCTACAACGGCGTCATCACCAACGCCAAGATCGGCAACTTAGCTGTAGACGATGCAAAGATCGCAAATTTGTCAGTGGGCAAACTCACTGCTGGGTCTATCGCTGCTGACCAGTACATCCAGAGTAGCAACTATGTTGCAGACACAAGCGGCTTCCGCCTTGATGCCAACGGCAACGCCTACCTACAGAACGCTGTTGTTCGCGGGACTGTCTACGCTACGGCTGGTACTTTTGCAGGTTCGTTGTCTGCGGCTACTGGTAGCTTTGCGGGTTCTCTGACTGCCGCTACTGGTAGCTTTGCTGGCTCTTTGACTGCTGCCACTGGTAGCTTTGCTGGCTCTTTGACTGCTGCTACAGGGACGTTTTCAGGCTCTTTGACTGCTGCTACAGGGACGTTTTCAGGCTCACTGACAGCAAGCGCAATCAACGCAGTAAATACGATCAACATAGCAGGCCAAGCAGTAACGATACCATCTGCGAATACAGGTTCAAGCACTGGCGCGTCTGTTTCAGTAACTTTGGATGGTACGTATCCGGTAGTAATTATTGCTACTTTTAATGGTGCTAGGATTGACTTGGCTACATTTTCAATATTGCGCAACGGAACATCTGTTATGTCTACGTCGTCAAACTCATCGGGCGGTGTCATTCCTTTCTTCCCGGTAACAGTATCTACGGTCGATTACCCACCAGCTGGCACGCACACATACTCGTTGTCTTCAACAAAAAGCGTTGTTGACTCTTTGATCTTTGTACTGGCGGCAAAACGATGAAACAGTTTCTGATATACAAAACCGCCACAGGGGAGATACTAAGAACAGGCCTGTGCGCAGACGCCGACATCTCTTTTCAGGTTCAGAATGAACAGGAGACGCTTCTAGAAACCACTGCTAACTTTAAGCTCGAATATGTGGTTGATGGGGCTGTTGTGCCGCTCCCCCCAAAACCGGGCGACAGCTTTGTGTTTGACTACACAACCAAGCAGTGGGTTGATACTCGGACCAATGACACCCAATGGGCTTTAGTGCGTGATGAGCGTAACCAGAAACTGCAAGCCAGTGATTGGACCCAGATGCCGGATGTGGCGATACCCAACAAAACTGAGTGGGCTACTTACCGCCAAGCACTGCGCAACGTAACGAACCAGCCGGACCCCTTTAGCATAGTCTGGCCAACTCCACCACAGTAAGCCATAATACGTACCATGGCAGAACTCGTCTATAACCAGAAAGATCGCATCGGTGCGTGGGTTGCCCAACAAGTCGGCCAAGGCGCTGACTGGGGTAGCTTCTACGCGCTGGGCGTAATCGACGGTGACGACGTGCTTGCTGGTGTGGTCATCAACAACTTCAATGGAGCCAACGCGACGTGCCATATAGCCATCGCCAAGCATACCAAGAAGATCATCCCACTGTTTCGCGCTGTGTGTGACTACGCGTTCAATTACGCAGGACTGAAGCGTTTGACGGGGATGGTTCCATCCAATGAGCCGCACGTTCTGGCGTTCGACAAGCACCTCGGATTTGAGGAAGAGTTCGTGATGAAAGACGGTGCCCCCGGCGCTGACATGCACGTTTTAGTTATGCGGCCCGACACATGTCGATGGCTGAAGGAGTAAATCATGGGCGGTAAATCAAGTCCTCCACCACCAGACTATTCTGGCATGGAAGCTCTCGGTCGAGAGCAGTTGGCGTTTTCAAAGCAGCAGTATGCTGAGATGATGCCGTTAGCCCAGCGAGTCTATGGCCAACAGATGGCTGCGCAAGACCAGCAGATGCGTCAAGCCCAAGACTATTACGACTACCAGCAGCAGACATTCCGGCCACTGGAGCAAGGACTTGTAGCCGACGCAACGCGGTTCAGTACTGAGGGCTATCGTGAACAACAAGCTCGTGAGGCTGCCGCTGCCGCTGGCCGTGCATTCGGTATTACCCAAGATGCCTCTTCCCGCGCTGCCGCTGCGCGTGGTGTGAACCCCAACTCCGGCGCTGGTATGGCGCTGCAGTCGCAGAATCTGCTGGGTCTGGCCGCAGGCCGCGCTAACGCCATGACAGGTGCTCGCAACCAAGCTGAGCAGATGGGTTACGCCCGTCGCCTTGACGTCACTGGTCTTGGCCGTGGCCTTGCTGGGGCATCAACTGCTGCGTACAGTAGCGCTACTGGTGCAGGCTCTGCCGGTATGAACACCGCAATGGCTCCGGGCAATCAGTACCAACAAGGGCTCTCCGCTGCTGGAGGCACTATGGGCACTGTGCTCAACTCACAGACTTCTGCATACAACACAGCGCAGAGCCAAGCCGATCCGTTCGCTTCCATTGTGGGTATGGGCCTCGGGGCTTACGCAGGCGGTTTCGGTGGTGCAATGGGTGCAAAGGCAGGGAAATAATATGGCAGATTTCTTCAAAGGCCTTTCCGGCGGCTTTCAATCCGGTCTCCAGCTCGGCGAGGCTATGCGTGCCAAACAAGAGCGTGAAGCTCTTGCGCAGATCATGCAAGAAAAACCTGTAGCTGCCGGTCCTGACTTTGCAGGTCAGTTCCGTATGCAGGGTTTGGAACAAGGCCCCATGCCGCAGGCCGAGCCTATTCAAGACACACAGTCGTTCATGGGCCAGCAGTACGCGCAAAGCGCTCTGACACCTGACAAAGTTGCTGGTCTGCGCTATGGTGCCATGGCTGATGTGATCGCCCAACGTGATCCAGCTGCTGCTCTGCGCATGCGCCAAGAACAGACTCGTATGCAGCGTGAAGCTGAAGAAGCTCCTCTGCGTATGCAAGCACTTGAAACTCAGGTGAAAGCTGGGAAGTTAGGTCTTACCAGCGCAGAGCAGCAAATTGCCAGAAACGACCGCGAAGCTGCCACCGCTAAGCGTATGGACGACTTCAACGCATGGCGTTCGCAGAATCCGCAAGCCGACTTCGCAGCAATTAACGCCGAGGTCCAGCGGTTGGGTATGGGTGTGGATGAACAGTTCAAAGTCGCATCTAACCTTACAGGCATTGGCGAGCAGGATTTCAAAGCCTCACAGCAGCGAATCCAAAAGCTGGTTAAGAACCAAGGGCTTGACGGTTTGCTCAAGGCCCACAAAGAAAGCAACGACCTTGACCCCGGCTCGCACTTTGAAGTCATTCGCGGTAAGGGTGGCGTTGTGTCCTTGAACCGTGTGGATACTGCCACTGGTAAGGTAATTCAGCCAAACGTGTTTTCCGGTAGTGAGGCTGAGACTACTGCGTACCTTAACAAAGCCGCCATGGACCCAGCTACCATCATCGACTACACGATGAACTTGGCAAAGAACAAGGCTGCTATTAAACAGTTGGAGGCTTCTGCTGCCAAAGATACCGCACTCGGAGGTCTGTATAACCAAGGTGGCGCTGGCGCAGGTAAGGGTACGCTCAAGCAAAAAGTTGCTGACTTCAAAGAAGTCTATGGTCGCGATCCTACGGAAGCTGAAAAGGGTGTTCTTGCGGGTCTCGTAGCCAAAGACCCCAACAAGCCTGAGAAAGAGTTTGATCCTGCAAAGTACACCGCTACTATCAAAAATCTTGTGGAAACTGGCCTGTCGCCTACGGCTGCCAGAATTGAAGCGGATCAACTGTATGGTCGCGGCCCTAACACGGCTGGCGTAGACGCTGCGTTGGCTAAGGCTAATGCGGCAAAAGGTGGAGCTCCGGCTACAGCCACAACACCAGCTGTTGGTTTGACTCCGCAGCAACGTGAGCAGGTTAAGCCAGCCCCACAAGCCGCTAGGACACCAACCACGCTGGACGCCCTTCAGAGCGCAAACCTAGAGGCAGTCAGCCCCTTGGCAGCTCAGTTTAATCAGGCAAGAGCTCAGTTAATTCAGGCATCGAAGTCGCAAGACCCCAACGCTATCGCCTACTACATGAACCAGCAAAACGCCCTGCGGAGGCAGTTGGAGTCCGAAGTTTCACGCCGGTTTGGGAATAACGCACCGACTGTAATGCAGCAGTTAGCTGGCAGCCTGTAACCCCCCAGTTGTTGAGCATGGCAAACGACTTTATACTAGGTACTTAGATTAAGCCAAGGTTGTTGCCATGCCACGTTCCATTGCAGATATTCGTAAAGCCAACGGTGGTCTTGAAAACCTCACGGACGAAGACATTCTGCAGAGCACGTTTCAGCAGTACAAAAGCTACTATCCATCGCTGGATGCGTACGCTGCTGAAGTAGGTTATGGCGGCGCTGGTCGCAGTTTGACTGGAAGCCGAATCGCTGCTGGCATTGACCAATATCAGGCTAACCTGCAAGGCCTTGGCGGTGCTGTATCTCGCGCAGTTGGTGCCGAGGGTTTGGCTGCAGGATTTGATCGTAGTCGTGTGGCCAATGAAAGCGCTGCTGCTTATGCCGCTCAACGTGCGCGTGACCTAGGTGGCGTGGAAGACTGGCGTGACATCACTGGTGTTGGCAGCGCTCTGAACTATGCTGGCGGTCTGGCCGCTCAATCCCTTCCATATCTCGGCGAAGCTGTAGCTGGTGGTTTGACTGGCGGTTTGGCTTTGGGCGGAACTGCTGCTCGAATGGGCCTTAGCCGTGCTGCTGGCGCTACTGCTGGCGCTGTAGGTGCAAGTTACCCTAGCGCTGTGGGAGACGTCCTGTCCGCTCAACGTGAGGCTGGCGGTGAGAATCTTGGAGCTGCAGCTCTTGGTGGTGTTCCTTACGCGGCTCTTAATGCGCTCGGTGTTGAAGGTCAACTGGCTCGCGGTTTGCGCCCTCTGGTGCGCACTGAAGGTGGCATCGGTCGCCGTGTAGCTGCGGGGGTTGCTGGGGGCTCATTTGGTGAAGGCCTTAGCGAGACTGGCCAAGAACTAATTAACCAGTACGCTGGTCGTATGGTGATTAACCCCGACGAGACGTTGTTCAACGAAGAAGCTAATAAGCGCTATCTAGACTCGTTTGTAGGCGGAGCTACTCTTGGCGGCTTACTGGGCGGTGTCGGAGGTATTCGCGGCCCCGTTGACTTGACGCAATCTGACACCGGAACAACCACAGAAGCCCCGCCAGCTACAAGCGTTACACCAGCGCCACGAACAGGAACACTGACAGGACTGGATACCGCTTCGCTGATGGGAAGTCCATACGCAAACGCCAACTTGTTGGGCGGATCGTACGCCGGGTCGTCGCTAGTGTCACCGGCCATCCTAAACCAAGAGGCGGACCTGACCGCGCCTGCGGCTACGGCTGCGCCTACAACCACAACTACCGAGGCAAAGCCCAAAGCGCCTTCGATCTTCAGCGAACTGGACACAGAGCTCAACAAGCAAGGCATCAAGCCTACAAAGACTTCGCGTGACATCTACCAGTACATGGTGGCTGAAGAGATTGACCCTGCGTCCCAAGAAGCTGAAAAAGTTTTGAATGCGCTGGCCGCCAGCAAGCCGGGCGAAGCTCGCAAAGCCATTGGCGAAATCATCCGTGCAAGGAGCCCCCGTGTCAGCACAACAGTTCCATCTGTACAGCAGCCTGCAGGAGGCGTGGGAGTCGGGGGCGCTGTCGTTCCGGGAGTTGTGGGAAATGCAGGATCAGCTGCTCCTGTCGCAGGAACAATGGTCAGAAGTCCCGCCGTCGCTGGACGAACACTTCAACAAACTGGCATTCTTCCAAGCACCACCGGCCAACCGACTACCCCTGTAACTACCGGAGCACCAAGTGGCACTCAAGCCCCTCAAACCGTCCAAGCAGCGCCGCAAGGACAAGCCCCAACCACCGTTCCAAGTGCCGCCCCTGCGATAAAGCCCAACACGACTCTGCGCCTGAACAAGCAGGAAGCCTTGCCGGGTGAGACAGACATCACGAACCTCGCTGATATTGCCCGCATGACTGGCAACGCTGGTGGTATTGACGCAGCGTTGGAAGATGAAGCTGGATTACGTAGGGACCAGACCGACTTCACGGCGGACGACTTGGAAACTGTTGTTGAGCGACACTTGTCTAAATCCAAAGACAAAGAGCGCGACCGTCAAATCTTGAACGCCTACCTTACCGCACGCCGTGCCGTACCTGAAGGGTACAAAGGTAACATTGCCAAGGAGATTGCTGCTTCGTTTGGTGTGGCTGAATCTCGCGTGCGTCAGATCGGTAACCCTGAGTTGCTTGCAAACACTGCCGAGTCCATGGGGTTTGACCGCAGTCAAGTGTTTGACGTCATCGGTGTGCAGTCTGCTAAGAAAGCCGCAGCCACTGAGTTGGGCAAACTTGAAGGTGAACTTGGTCGTTTGGAGTCCAAGGCAAAGCCATCACAGGCTGACATTGATCGCATGTCTGAGCTCAGCGAGCAGATTGACCGAGCTAAAGGCAACATCCAATCCGGCGACTTAGCTTCTGCGCTCAAAGACATGGGTTTGGAAGGCGAAGCTGGTGAATCGTTTGCCACCATGGATGATTCCCGTGACTGGCAGAAAGCTAGTACTGCAGGTAGTCAGTTAGCAGAAGCTTTGGTTTCGACGGCTAACGCTGCTAAAGCTTTGAGAGATGCTGCTGCCGAACTGAAAGCGCTGGGCCTGACTGAAGCGGCTGATGCCGCTGAAGCGCGTGCCGTTAAACTGGACGAAAAGTACAAAGCTACAGCAGCCGCAGCTGTTGAAAAGGCAGCTCCAGTATCTAAGGCCACGGCCACAGTCAAGGAAGCCCAACAGCGTTGGAAAGATGCTGGCCGGGACATCACCAAACTCTCGTCGGAAGACTTGGGCCTGTTGCTGCCGTACGTGCGCGACACAATCAAAAACACAGAGCTCGCAGGCAAGATCACTGCTGAGCTGGAAAGCCGTGGGGAAACCAATGCCGTTCAAGTCGAAAGCACAGCAAGCGTACCTGTTCAGCCAAAAACCGAAACTGGCCAAGGAGTGGGCAGCAAAGTACGGCGTGCCCCAAAGCCTGCCGCAGAAGTCAAAGCCCCAACCCAAATCCTTACCCAAGCAGAGCAAGCCGCCCAAGCGTGGGATGTAGTCGCTGCTGATTTCCCATCGGCTCCTAAGTTCGCTGACTTGACCAAGGCTCAGCAGAACACCTTCATTGGTTTTGGCCCTGACAACTGGACCAAGGCTGACGTTGAGACTGAGCTGACTAAGTTGGCCAAAACTTCTAAAGCGGTAGTGCCGTGGTCCAACATAAAGCTCACTACCAAGGGGGACGTGGAGCTTGTGCCAACAACTTCCCTTGCTTTGGTAGATCAGAGAAACAAGGCTGATACTACTACGCCAGAGTACGCGGCGCTCAAAGCCAGTATTTTGGAAAAAGGAATTGTTAACCCAATTATCATCACCACAAATTCGCTTGGCAGAGCGGAAGTTTTTGAAGGCAACCACAGGCTGCAAGTGGCTCGCGAACTTGGCTTAGCCGAAGTTCCGGTGGTGTTGCATAGCCGAACTAACCAGTCTGAGTCTTACCCTGTAGTGGGACGTAAACCTAGTTCTTTACTGCCGAAGATTACCAGTAAGGAAGAGGAAGTTGGGGGTGTGAAGTTTGGTAAGGAAGGTGCTCCTGTACGTGAGCCCTACACAGCCAAGCAGCTGCTGGCTGAACTCAAGGACTTTATCCGTGCAGACATTCCCGGTCGTAAGCTGACCGTTGTGGATAGTGTTGCCGACTTGCTGACGTCTACTGACAAAAACATTCGCGCTGTCGGTGCTGGCCTTCAGCTTGAAGGCGCTTATGGCGTGGCTGTAAATGGTCGTGCGTTTTTGGTGGCTAATCGCATCAAGCAGGGCTCTGGTCGTGCTAAGTTTATGCACGAAGTTGGTGGCCACTTGGGTCTCGACAACTTGCTCACCAAAGCAGATCAGGACAAGCTGGTCAACCAGATTAAAAACTGGGCTAGGAAAGCAGATGGTTCTTTGGAAACTGAACTGGCCTTGCAGGCTTTTGAGCGCGTTCAAGCTGCGCAGACTCCTGTCGAAGACCGACGTTCAGAACTGATCGCGTACTTCATCGAGTCGGCCATGGAGATGGGCGTTGACCCAACCGCCGCCACTGGCACTAAGTTGTCTGGCCCCCTGCGCGAGTGGTTCCGTACTTTGTGGGCCGCTTTCAAAGTTGCTGCGCGTAAGCTCGGCGTCAAGCCTGAGTCCATGACAGCCCAAGACGTTGTCAACTTGGCCTACGGCGCTGCACGTTTGGAGATCAATGGTACATGGCATGGTACAGCCGCTGATTTCCGCAAATTCAATAACGAATTTATGGGCACTGGCGAAGGCGCACAAGCTTATGGCTGGGGTACATACTTAGCCCAACGCACTGGTATTGCTAAGGGCTACTGGTCTGCTGACGTTGCACGCAAGACTACTGGCGGCGTCTTTAGAATGGCTGATAGGACGCCAATTACGGATTCTCAGTTTCAGCGTTTTTTGAATGATGCGCGACGGAGTGGCGTAGATACGACGTTTGAGTGGCTTAAACGACTTGAGGCTGATAACAAAAAACTCCTAGAGAAGTACCGAGCTGCCGCGCCGCGCATGGCTTCCGACGCCCAAAAACTTGAGTACACCCTGACAGAAATCGGCGACGCAATTCAAGCTGGTGGCGTCAAGTACTTTGAACCACAGAGCCCTGAAGGCACGCTGATGCGCGTTGATACTGTCATTACGCCCGAAGAGACTTTAGACTGGGATCGCCCATTGAGCAAACAGCCTGCCATCCTTGAGAAGTTGAGCATGCTCATGCCTAAAGGTTTGCAAGAGGCGTTGGCCGACCAGTATCAGCAGAACGTCGAAGACATCGGCGAGCTGACTGGCGAAGACCTGTATCGCGGCTTGCGCTTATTGGAAAAAGAACAGGGGCTTGTGTCTGAGTTCTGGGGCACTGATAAGTACGTCGGTCAGCTCGATAAGAAGGTTGCGTCGTTGTTCTTGGATTCCATGGGGATCAAAGGTATTCAGTTTTTGGACGCGAACAGTCGTGGCGCTAGCGGTGACGTTTTGGTAGATAGAAAGTCTTTGTGGGGGACTGTCAATGGTGATGCGTGGGCTGCAATGGTTGATAGCAAGGGTGACATTGACGCAGCTATCGCAGAGCTAAAAAAGCAGGAGCAAGGCTTCAACAGCTTTTTTGCTGACAATGCTACAGAAGGCATTCAACAACTTGAATCGCTTCGCGGCCAAGACATCCAATACAAAGCAAAGGTTCGCACACGCAACCTTGTTATCTTCGACGACAAGAACATCTTCCGAGTTGGTTCTGAAGTTGCTGCTGATCGTCAGCGTATGAAGTTCGGCAAGAACGCACCAACAAAAGCCCAAGTAGCCAGTGCCGTAGCCAAGCTGCCCAAGCAGGCCCAACAGCCTGTGAACAACAGCATCAACACTATTGGCGATTGGGCTCGTCAGGGTCTGGATCGTTTGGTGTTTACCAGCGACCTTATCAACCGGGCCGTGGATGCTGGCATCAAGTCTGCCAAAACCTTTGAGGGTCTGCTGGCCAAGCGTGACACCAAGGCTCGCTCCTTGGAACGTGAAGTCGAGCGCATTGCTGATACCTACGCTGGCATCGAAGAAGCCAACAAGGGCGATGGCCCTAACAGCGTCAACCAGTTCATCTTTGAGTCCACTCGCACTGGCAAGTGGGGCTATGACAGTGGCAGCTTTAAGGCTGACCCCAAGATGGCAGCTCAGTTCAATGCACTTGGCCCCAAAGCTCAAGCGTACGCCAAGTCTATCTTCACCCACGGTAACAAGATGTTGTCGGACAAGAAGAAGGCTGTGATTGACTACGCCACCTCTGAGTACGATGCTCGTATTGCCGCTGAGACTGACCCAGTCAAGAAAGCTGCGTATGCAGCAGAAAAAGCAGACAGCCTGAAAAACTTTGCCAGCCTGTTCAAGATTCGTGAGGGCATCCCATATGCGCCAATTAAGCGCTTTGGTAGTTACGTTGTATTTGCTAAGTCTGCAGCATATCGAGATGCAGAAAAAAACAATGACACGAAGTTGATCTCTAAGTTGGAGAAAGACCCTGACCACTACCATGTCAGCTTTACTGAGACCAAGAACGAAGCTCGCAATCTGGCGGACCAATTGAAAGCTCAAGGTCACTTTGACGCTGGGCTCGTTGATTTTGGCGAGCGTGAAGACAAAGACAAATCAGTGTTTGGTGGGGCCGAGTCACTTAAATCAATTGAGCGGCTTCGTGCTGTAGCTAGAAGTGACGACAAACAGTCTGCTTCAATGCTGAAGGCAATCAGTGACATGTACCTCCAAGCTTTGGCGGAGAGCAGCGCACGCAAGTCGGAGATGCGCCGTCGTGGAGTGTCTGGTGAGATTGACATGCTGCGCTCGTTTGCAGCCCAAGGTCGTGCTGACGCCAATTTCGTGGCTTCTGTGGAGTACAACCCACAGGTGCAGGATGCGCTTCAAGCCATGCGCAACGAGAAAAATGACGAAGGTAGCAGTCGTACCCGCAGAACTGAATTGTTTAATGAAATTGTTCGCCGCTACGAGTCTTCGCTGGACGTCACACCAACACCGACTATCAACAAGATCACGCGCCTGAGCTCGATCTACTACTTGGCCACAAGCCCTGCATACTACATGCAGAACTTGACACAGCCTTGGATGATGTCGGTCCCGGCCATGGCTGGTCGTCATGACTACGCTAAGAGCTCCGCTGCTTTGTTCACTGCCTACGGCCAGTTGGGTGGGGTTATGAAGTCTGCTCGGTATGACCGACAGTTTGACTTCAGCAAAGTTCCCGGTGACGTGCAGGCCGCTATTCAAGAGTTGGCCAACCGGGGCAAGATCGACATAGGTCTGGAGACCGAACTGGGTGAGTTCAAGATTGAAGGCGACGGCGCGTTCAGCAAAGGCTGGAACAAAGTTGACAAATTCTTGCGTATTGCCGTGCAGAAGGTTGAATCTATCAACCGCCTGTCTACCGCCATGGCTGCATACCGCTTGGAGTTGGCCAAGACCGGCGACAAAGAAGCCGCCATTAACTACGCTGACCGCATCCTGACTGAGACTCATGGTGACTACTCGTCGTTTAACGCCCCACGGTTCTTCAACAACCCTATCGGCAAAGTGGCGCTGCAGTTCCGCAAGTTCCAGTTGATTCAGCTGACGTACTACGCCAAGTTGCTCAAAGACTCCGGCCTAGACACCAAAGAAAAACGCGCAGCTACCGAGGCCTTGGTGTACTCACTTGGCCACACTGCGTTGCTGGCCGGTGCCATGGGCTTGCCCGGCTACTCTGCGATTGCTTGGGCTATCGGTGCTTTGTTTGGTGATGACGACGATCCGTTGGATGTCACAGCTGAGTTGCGTAAGTTCATCGGTGATGAGGACATGGCCAACCTGATTATGCGCGGCGCTCCGACACTGGCTGGCGTTGACATTTCCGGCAAAGTGGGCGCAGGCAACGCGCTGTCTATCATGCCTTTCAGCAGAGCTGATCTGACCACCAAGGCTGGTGTGATTGAAGCCGCAGGTACGCTGTTGGGTGGCGCTCCTGTCGGCATGGCTGCTCGTGTGGCTGACGGTCTTGGCCAGATGATGAGTGGTGAATGGTATAAAGGCATGGAGCAAGTCTTGCCTAAAGGTCTGGGTGATGCAGCCAAGGCGTACCGCATCTCTACTGAGGGCATGTCCCGCCGCAACGGGGACATCGTTCTGCCAGCATCGGAAGTCAGCGCTTGGGAAGCTCTGGTGCAGTCCATGGGTATCCAGCCTGCGCAGCAGTCGGTGGTTATGGAACGCCAGCAGAACACGTTGGAGATGAGCCAGTTTTACCAAGACCGGTCTACCAAGGTCAAAGCTCAGTACATCAAAGCCATTCGTGCTGGTGAGTCCACAGCTGAAGCTAGGGACGCTTGGAACAAGCTGCAAGAAGCCAGAGTGGAAAATGGCTACACTCGCCAACCACTGTCTGAGTTGCTCAAGTCACCGCAGTCTCAAGCCAAGCGCGAGAAACAAGTTGTTGACGGTGTACAGTTCAACAAGGCAAACAAACGATTCGTTGAGGAGCAAATTTAATGGCTAAGACACCTGCATGGACACGTAAAGAGGGCAAGTCTGAAAAGGGCGGGCTTAACGCCAAGGGGCGTGCCTCTTACAACAAAGCAAACCCCGGCAAGCCGGGGCTCAAGGCCCCTCAACCAGAAGGTGGCCCACGACGTGACTCATTCTGCGCTCGGATGGAGGGTATGAAAGAGAAGCTGACCAGTGCCAAAACTGCCAACGACCCCAACAGTCGCATCAACAAATCGTTGCGTGCGTGGAAATGCTAACCCTCTAACTGGAGCCTATCATGGCAACCAAGAAAATGAACCCGTTCGGTAAAGGTGAGTCCAAGAAGATGGAAGCCGCCGAGAAGAAAATGGCTCCCGGCAAAAAAGCTTATGCTGCCATGGAGAAGAAGTTTGAGGGGAAGAAGTCCACCTCAAAAATGAAGTGAGGCCGACATGAAAAAGACAATCATGTTCAAGCCCTGCAAGGGTTGCCCCACTCCAGCTAAGTGCGCTAAGGCTGGCAAGTGCATGGCCAAAGGCAAGTGACGGAAAAAAGCCCCCGGTGATTAAGCCGGGGGCGAGTTCATCAACCACGAAGGAACCGGTCATGGCAAACCGGCCCGTGGATCATACAGCCTCTGCGACATCTCCGTCAAACTGATTGGCCACGATAGACAGCACAGGTGCGTTAGCCTCCGAGTTCAGCTTATACGTATCGACAATAATGCAGCGAGTCTGCATGGACGGGCAGTCAGTACCCCGCGTGATAACGAACTTGTCGCCCTGAGCCACCAAAGCTCTGGCTTCCTGCAGACTGCCAAGCATCGAGTGAAAGTCCATGCGGTTGGCCATGCACCAGTCGCGCACTTCCTTCTGAGACAGAATCAACCTGCCAGCGAGCTCTTTGCTGTTCTGCGTGCCAAGTATGTAACGGCCAGCGATTGGACCGTTGACTCGGTTACGCGGGCTCTCAGGGCCACGGCCATCACGACGATCACGGCACTCGGTGGTGACGATGATTCGGGGGCTCAGGACACTGACCATGCGTTGGAAAGCATCCTCTGACGTGACAGTGTTGTTCTCAGCAACAGAATCAGACAGATCATGCAACAGGCCCACTGTAAATTTGTACAGCGCCTTGAGGTCAAAGTTCATCACCCCGAGCTTGCGGGCGATCTTGGCCACTACGATAGTGCAAGCACTATGTGCGCGGTAGAAGCGGAACTTGGGGTCTGACAACACGCTGGTGAACTTGTTCAGCATGGTCTGCATGTCTTGGTACACCTCAGCTTCGTTGGCCAAAATGTACTTGATGATGGCCGTACCGGCATGGCCAGCGTTAGCTGTCATCTGCTTGACGTTGGTAGCTGCCACGAGTGCGGACGCTGCCTCCCATTCTTTCTCACCTGCGGGTGTGTCAGGGTACTCGGCCCGGTCAACCAGCATCAAGGGGTTATACCTATCAACATTGAGCTGTATAAGGCGCACAGCCTCGGCCTGTGAGTTGGCTTGGTTGGATGCCAGCAGCCCGTAGAAATCTCGGTTGCCTGTGATGTACACGTTCAGACGCCACTCCGATGAATCCGCGAACTGGACATTGCCACCTTTGGATGTAAGCCGAACCTTGTCCTTGCCGTTGGACACGCCATAAGCCACATCACTGAACACGGCTCCGTCCATGCTGGTCAGCTCGTCGGCAAGCACCGGGATGTTGTTGAACACACCCAACGTAGCCCACAGGGCGTTAGGGGTAAAGCCGTCCTTGGAGTTCAGGGTAAGCCGCTCAGGGTTGCCAAATGCGGCCAGCGCAGCGTGACATGCAGTGGTCTTGCCACGACCGGATTTACCGCCCTGCAACGCGAGAATAAGGCCCTTGTACAGGTCTTCGCAGTGGTGTGCAAGCAGTGAGCCCCAGCCAGCGCATATGGTGTACTGCCAGTGGACCGCGCCGGGGCGGTTGTACATGAAGTTCAGGGCCTCAGCGTAGCCCTCCAGACTGCCATTGTTTTCTCTGAATGTAACCAAGCGCTTCTTGGCGTTTCCGCCCACAAGTACCTTACGCTCCGATCCGTCTTTCTCATACAGAGTTTCTCCGAGCAGGAACGACTGGTTGTCATCCTTCCACCCAAAGGAAGTCATGGTGCTGGTTTCGTTGATGTTGCGTTTAAGTGCCTGAAGTTGGTCCAACAGGTATGCGGCCATGTGCTCTCCTGCATTTTTGTGGTTGCTCTTGGTCAGCTCGTAACGGGCTACAGCCCTGAGTAGGTCAGTGGAAGATGCCACCGACTCGCCGGTAATCTCAAAGTCTCGAATGCGCTTGTCTGGTAGGTGCAGCCGGATGCCATAACGGAACGTGCCATCTTCACCGCGAATGCGACTGACTGGGTAAAACAGGTTCTCGCAGAACGGGAATGCTTGGAGTACGCCTTCCTTGTCTGGCAACAGTCTGCTGAGCAAGCCGGAGTCCCATTGATACCCACGAGGCAGTGCAGGGACGACAGTCTCAGCGACTTCACCATCAGCGTCAACGATCTGCTCAACGGCTTCTTCGGGCTCAGGGATGACGCGGCCTAGCTGCAGGGGGGTAGTGACCTTGTCCTTAAATGGGCAGCCGTTGCAGCCGTCGCAGTTGACTGTTTGTAAGGATGCGCAGGTAGTTGGGCCAGCGTTCCACGTGTCGTACCGGATGTCCCAATCAAGGTTGGTGTGGCCAGTTTCTTCGCGGTTAGAAGTCCAGTTCTTTGCAGTCTCACGACCGCCTTCACAGAAGGTCAGCAGGCCGATGACACGACGCCACACCTCAAACTCCACATCACCTAGGGTGTCACGCATCTTGCCAACTTGCTGGCACTTACTGGCCATCTCGTCGGCGTTGACTGGGATATCGGGGTATTGGGGGAGGTGGGCTGTCAGGTCAGAATTAAGGTCAGTCGGCTGATACTGTTTCTTGGGCGCTTCGCGGATCAGCTTGACGTTGTGTTCTTTGGCGTATGCAAACAGCGGTGTTGCAAATTCTTTCGGGTCGATGGCTTCGCAGTTGGCCAGCACCTTGACTGTTTTGGAGTCGCCGTTCTTGCGGTTGGTTGAACCCACAGGGCGTAGGATTGAGCTGAAGTCGGCTGTACGGGTTGGGTCTGCGATGACCTTGGCGTGAGCCAGTACAGACTTGAGGACCACGGCGACTTTGCGCCACAGGTCAGGTCCAATCTCGCGGGTCAGGGGCCAGTAGGCATGGATGCCGTTGCCTGAATCTACAAGCATGGGGCGCGGAATGCCGATCTGTTTGGCAAACTTGGCCATGGCCACAGCTGCATCCTTCTTGGTCAGATAGCCCTGACCCTTGTCAAACTTCTCTTGGCCGCAATCAACGTCCACCCAAAAGCTCTTGGCTTTGTCCCAGTTCTCAGGGATGCGGTACTTGCGTTTGTTGTTGCCGTTTTTGTCCAGCTCGTCCAGTTCGATGACGGCTTTTTGGTAGGACGCACAGGCGTGGTACACCGACAACTGTTTGCTGCCAGCCATACCTTCAATGGCATCTGCCATGGTTTCAAGATCGGTGTAGACCTTGTGTGCTGGAAATTTGTAGCCCTCCTTGAACAGGGCCAGATAGTGGATGCCGTGCTCAGGAAGTATGGCTCTAAGGAACTCAAGGGTGTCCATAGCTATTCCCCCTCACTGTTGTTTTTTTACTACACATGACTACTCCAGAAAAGGAAAAAGCCCGCAAGCGGGCCTAGGGGATTGGAGGGCCGAAGCCCCCCAGTGGGATCAGTCGTCGAAACTGATTCCGTCCAAGTCCAGATCGAAGTCGTCCTCAACAGGAGCTGGCTTAGGAGCTGGCTTTGGTGTCGCCTTAGCTGCTGGCTTTGGCTTGGCCACAGGAGCTACAGGTTCTGGCTCAGGCTCTTGCGCTGGCTCTTCAACAGGCACGGGCTTTGGCTTGGCCGCAGGAGTTGGCTTAGGCGCTGGCGCTGGTTCTTCTTCGGCCACTTCGGTGTCTTCGGCAGCAGGAGCAGCCTCCACAGCGTTGAAGCTTGCGCCCAAGATGTTGTTCACGATATCGGACTCAACGGTCTCTTGGACTTCTGCGTATGCAGCGTCATCGAGGAAGCCGACGGGCTTGAACGTCAGCTTGGGGGACTCGGCGTCCATGTCGAAAGCAACCTTGGTAACAACCATGTTGTACGCAACGCCACGCTTGGCCAAAGTCTGACCATACTCACCCAATGCACGGATAGATGCTGGAGGCACACGCAGCAACATGGGGTCGTTCAGCATACCGGCAGCAGCCACAGCCATGCGAACTGTGTCGTTACAGGCCTTGCCCTTGGAGGCACCCTTCTCAGTGATGCGTGAGCCCCACTGGTTGTGTGGGCAGGTAGCGCACTTCTTGGCTTGGGGGGTCTTGGCGTCACTAGCGGGTGTAATGCCGTCGCCTGAGTAGCAGTCAGGCTTCTGGCCCTCGCTCTGCTCTGGGTTGTAGCCCTTGATGTAGAACACCTTGCTCGTGCCTTTGTTGGCTTTGAGCAACACCACGTCCAAGCTGGTCGCAGCGCTGTCGGGGTCTTTGGGGTTACGCAGAACTTCACGCTCGCCGTCACGCACCACGGCAAAAACTTTGCCCTTGATGGAGATTGCGGGGAAACCGCCGCCAGCGTGGCTGGTCAGATCAGCGTTCAGGGATGCGACGTCAACTTGCTTGAGGTACGCGGGCAGCTTGCTGCCACTGTCAAATGGAATGATGTTCATGGTCTTTGGTGGTTGAGGTTGAGAGTTTAATTGCTACGGCGGACATTGACTACACGTTCCTCACGAACATTTATGCCCGGAGGTAGGTCGTCATGGATGGCGCGGAACTGCTCGACTGCGGTTTTGGAAACCCGAGTTTCAAGCAAGCTCCACTCTTCGTTGGCCTTCACATAATCCATGAAGACCTCACGATCAGCAACGCTGGCAGTGGTGCGCACTGTTGAGTACGCAGTACCGAACTCAGTCTTTACAGAGTCCATGCCAGTTTTATTGAAGACGTCCAGAAGTTTGGCTTCCAGCTGTGCCATCTTCTCGTTAAGGGGTGCAATGCTAGCGTCAAATTCAGCCTTCATCTCAGCTTTTTTGTCGCGCATCTTGATATACATCTCTACTGCTTCGGATAGTTTCATTTTTCTTCCTTTGTGGTTACTCTTTTATCTGTTCTTTCATCATCTCCAGCAACAGGCCTTGCATTGACTGCTTGTCCTGAAGCCGCTTGTAGACCCGACGCTCAACGTCAGTGCCTGCAATGTGTACGATCACCGTAGTTCTCGTTTGGCCGGGTCTGCGCACTCGCGCACAGGCCTGTTCGTAAGTCTCGTTCGAGTGGACTGGTGCATACCAAACGATGGTTGATGCCGCCGTGAGGGTCAGTCCATGGCTCATAGCTGCTGCGTTGGCCACCAATACTCTGGGGTCTTCGTTGCGCTGGAAATCTCCAAAGATTCGGTCGCGTTCGTTCTTGCTCGTGCCGCCATGTACCGTTTCTACCGTGAATTCCTTACGCAGCTCTGACGCTACGCTCTCCAAGGCACCTGTCAGTGGCACGAAAACAATCACCTTACCGTCGGACTCCTCGATGATTTCCTTGAGCACATCAAGTCGGGGCTTGGATGGGATGACGATCTCTTCACCACCTGTCCCGTAGGCGACACCACATGCAATCTGAATCAACTTGTTGGCCTTGACCGCCTCGTTGACCGCAAGAATTTGACCGCCTTGGTAGTCTGTAGCTAGCTTGGACAGCATGTCCTTGTAAGCCTTGGCCTGCTCTGGCGTCAGTGCAACTTCGCGGGTAATGAAAGTCTGCTCTGGTAGGTCGGTACAGTCGTCCAATGAGAAACGAATGGACGGTTGCATCATTTGGTATATGACGTCGTTGGCGTCCGGTCTGGCAATCCATTTGAACTGTGTCAGCTGGCGCATGACCTTGTCGCGGAACGCGCTGAAGTACTTGGGCACGTTCTGGTTGTCGGGTGTAACCAGTTTGCATTGCGCCCACGCATCAGTTGGTGCGTTAGGTGTTGGCGATCCGGTCATACCCCACACTCGGCGGGTGGTCTGCTTGTTGCAAATCTCGTTGAGAATCTTCCATCTGTCTGTGCCGGAGTTGCGGGCCAGCGCCAGCTCGTCCACGACGATCAGATCAATGTCGGGTCTCTTGGCCAGCTCAGCCTTGATGGATGACAGCCCGTCGATGTTGATGATGTAGACGTCAACGTCCTGCTTGAGCAGCTTGTTACGGCGCTCACGTGTTCCATGCAGCACGACAGCATCTAGATGCGAGAACGTGTTGAACACAGAGTCAGCCCATGTACGCTCCATCGTAGACAGAGGGCACACCACAAGAACCTTCTTGACCTGCTTGGTACGGCGCAGGTAGTCGTACGCCCACAGAGCGCTGTTGGTCTTGCCAGTGCCCATGCCGTTGAGGCAGAACGCACGGCTGTTCATGGTTAGGAAAGATGCTGTATCTCGTTGAGCCTCGAAGGGGTCATACCGACCGCTTACCTTGGGCCAGTCATAGTGCATGGGCATCGGGTCAGGAACCTCAAAGCCCAAGTTGCGAAGTACCCGAGTTTCGTCAGGTCTGTGTGGCACTGCTACCAGTGTCGTTCCGTTGTGGTTGACCAATTTGGCAGTCGGGATAATCGTGGTCACCCGACTTGGGTTTCTGAGGCGTAGGACAACCGCTTTTTTATCCTGCAAGATTCGCATAAAAGTGCGCTACTTTCATAATTTGTTCTGGTGAGGCTGAACTTTTTATTTGGTTTGCAAGCATGCTTACAACTATTACGTTGCCCGGTACATACCCAAGCTCTGGGATTATTCGATCTAGCGTTGCGCTGTTAAACGCCACTTTGCCGTCTGCAATTACAAGAGAAAATCCAAGAGCCGGACAAGTGTCCGGTATCTTTATGTCATCTAGCGTAATGCTAAATGGCACGCCTCGTTTTTTAGCCCGCTGGCGGGCCGTATTGAATAGCGTAGTCCGCTGCCGTCTTGCTTTGCTGGAGTGGTATCTGTCCCTAGCTGCTTTTCTGTTAGCGTCTATGTTTTCTAGATACTCGGCTGCTCGTTTAGCGGCAGTTGCTGGATACGCCTCCTTAGCTCTGCGTTTAGCATCGGCTCTTATCGTATCTATGTTTTTTGCCGCGTAGTTACGCTGCCATACCAAGCGTTTTTCGCGTAAACATTCACGGCACGTACCTATCCTTCCATCAGAGCACTGCGGGTGCAGCGCAAAAGCCGAAAGTGATTTGAAGACCCCGCAAGTCTTACAGGGTTTTTGTGGTTCTGGATTTAACATGTGAGTTTCATTGCGGCGAGGGCGGCTATGACTCCTTCGTCTGTTTGTTCAAAAGGCATCTCGTGGATGTCTGGGTCGCCTTTAACGCGCCAACGAACCATGAACTGATCGTTTAGGCAATCCCTGAAGAGCTGCGCTGTGAGTACGCAATTAGGCATCCTCCGACCAAAGAACATGCCGTTAGTCGGGTTGTTCAAGTAGTAGTACTCATTTGTCAGGGTTGTATGAGCCACTGCCTTTTCTCCATCCACGGTTGGTTGCTCGGTCTTGGACTGCTGTGTTGCTCTTGTGGTTGCCACCGCCGTTTTCCAGTGACTTCTTGTGGGCTACGTCCTTGCCATCACCGACTCGGGCTTTGCCATCCTTGATGGCTTCGCGCCGTGCGGCGTTGTTCTTCACACGCTTGGCCACTTCTTCAGGGCGAGCGTTGTAGGCTTTTTGATACTCAAGTTTTCGGGGTGTTGATTTGGGCATTTCAATTCTCCAAGAAACGGTAAGTGTTGATAGCCAAAATGAAATCATGCAGCTGGTCTACATTGTCCACGACGATGGCCCAGCCGTCAGCACCCCTAATGGCTTCGATGACTCGGTCTTGGTTCGGCGTGGTGTTGGTTCGCTTGCCCGGAGCCTTGGTCTCGACGGCCAAGAACATGCCCTTGTAGCAGCAGATGATGTCAGGGATGCCTACCTGCCCCATGCCGTTGGACACGGGCATAAAGAACCAAGCGCCGATGGACTTGAGGTATTTCTTGCAAGCGTCTTTCACGACGCCTTCGGGGGTTTTAGCCATTTGTTGTCACCTCCAATGTACGGCCATGCTTACCTACGCGAACCAGTGTTGTGTTAACCAGCCCAGCAGAGCGGAGCTCTCGTATGAATTTCTTGGTTGGTTCTGGGTGCAGTCCAAGTGCGTCGGCAATCTGGGCGGTAGTTTTTGGTTTCTTGCACAACTTCAAAATTTGCTTCTTGTGCCCAACGCAAGCAAAAACTTTGTTTGCTGCTTGCTCCTGCTTTGTGGCCCACCGGCAGTTTTTTGGGGTGTAGTTGCCGTCATTGTCTTTGCGATCTAAGGTTGTCCCTTCAGGTCGTTCGCCCATGTCTGCCAAAAAGTTGTCGAAGGACATCCATCGTTTGCATACTGTTATTCCGCGACCACCATAACGGTGGTAGTAGAAGCGTTTTGGGTTTGTACACCGCTGAATCATGGACGCCCACGAATGGTATGTGGGTGAAAACTTTCCGGTGGTGTGACCGTGTTTGTATGCGGGGTTGCTTGTTCCGGCAGACATGCTATCGCTCCCTTCGTCCGTTGAACTCACATGATAGCACAGCACAATAATTTTTGCACAGACCTGACGTTTTGGCTGGCCAACGATTACGCTCGTAAGCAGATTCCAGCTTGTTCACACGGGGTACAAAGTTTTGCCAGATGATCGGCACTTCAGTGCGTTCGCGTGGCTTCCAATCAATCTTCTTTTCCTTGAGCCAGATGAAGCCAGTGGTTACTGTGTTGATCTCAGGGTGGTGTGCGAACACGTAGTTGGCGTAGAGGTCAAGCTGCTCAGTTGGCTTGCGTTTGCCGGTCTTGTAGTCCGCGACGATGGCCTTGTCTTTGTGCAACACAACCAAGTCAGCAATGCCGCGAGTCCATGCGCCTTTCCATGTCGTGGGCTGAAAGTTTCTGTCGAGTGCGTACTCTTGTTCGCAGAGCTTTGTGCCGGGTAGCGCAGCTAGTTTGTATGCCAGCTTCTGCCACTGCTCCATGCCTTCTGGCAGCATGACTCCGTCTTTGACGAACTCTTCAAATGCCGTGTGAACCTTAGTGCCCCACTCAGTGTGGATAGTAGGCGGCTCAACAACGTCGCGGGCCACTTTCAAATGAAAAAATTTTCTCGGACAATTCTCGAACGTATCCAATTGGCTATATGTCCAGCTTGGTATGTTACCCATAAGCCACCTCCCCCAGAATATCTTTGCGTGCTTTACTGACTACTGCAATTTGAGTTGTCATGTTGTTCCAATGCGGTTGCGCCCCCAAGGCATCATTTGATGGTTGGGGGCTTTGTTCTGAACCTCTATGGTAACAGCG